ATATTTTAAAAGACTATGAGTTTTTTATGCATAGAACTGATTATTTATATGGTGAATCTATGATATATTTATTTAAACCACACTCATTATAATAACAAAATTAGGAAATTTTAATTTGAAGTGGTTATTATTTATATGTGCATCTATTTTATCATCTACAGCAGCGTATTTTAGCGTATTTGGTCTAATAAAACTATTTTCTGGATCATTTTACCCAATATTAGTTATGGCTTCTGGATTAGAACTATCAAAAATAGTTTCTATTTCATATTTAACTAGAAATTGGAGTTCTATATCTAAATTAATGAAGATATATATGATTATATCTGTAAGTATATTAATTTTATTGACTTCCGTTGGTATATATGGGTTTTTGGTATCATCTTACCAAGATTCTAAGAAATATCTACTAGAAAATAACTCAAATATAGAAGTTTACCAAAAAAAAATAGATTTTTTAAGTGTTAAATTACAAAGTATAGACAAGAATATAGACCTATTATCAAATAGATCTAATAATCTATCAAAATATAGGGAAAATCAAGAAAGAAGGATAGATACATTATATAATAGAAAGAGCTATTCATTAGCAAAAAGCACTGAGAAATTTATATTAAATTCTCAACAAGAAATACAATCCATAAATAAAAATATAGAAAACTTATACTTAGAAAAATCAAATATAAATGATTCTATAGTTAATTTAACATATAAAATAAACGAATTAAATATAGAAACGGATAACTCGGATATAGGACCAATAAAATATATTTCAGATATAACAGGTGTAAATATAGATGTTACAATAAATTACTTTATATTTATTATAATATTTGTTTTTGATCCTATGGCAATAATACTGTTTATAGCATTTAACAAATATGAAAAAACAGAAATCAAAAACTCAAAATCAAATGTAGTTGGAGAAATGAATTCTGATGGAGAATTTGAAATAAGTTTCATGAATGAGATAGTAAAAAATGAATAAATACATAATAATTATGTTTCTTATTATATTATTTAGTAAAGAAACAATATCTACAAATCAATCTATATCATATAATTTACTATATGAAGATGAGTTATTAGTTGCAATAGCAAAAGTAGAATCTAAATTAGACTCTACCGCATATTTAAAATCCGAAGATGCGGCTGGTATATTGCAAATACGACCTATTATGGTTAAAGATGTAAATAGAATTTTAAAATTAAAAAATATAAATATAGCATATACGTTAAATGATAGATGGAATATAAACAAATCAGTAGAAATGTTTAATATATATACAAATTATTATACTAAAATGGTAGGTAATAAAGAACGTATAGCAAGAAGATGGAATGGTGGCCCAAATGGACATAAAAAAAAATCTACTATATCTTACTGGAATAAAGTTAAAAAAATTTTGGAGTCCGATTGGATAAAAGAGATAAACTTGAAAAGTACAAATATCTAATTGAAGAAAATATACCTTCAAGAAAAGATAATATTTTAAAAATGATTTCTAAATGTGAGAATACAATATTAACCTCACCTTTAAATCCATTATTACATGAAAATAACTGCTATGTAGGTGGTTATATAGATAGTGTATTTTCTATGGTTGATTTAACTACAAATACCCTAAATACATATATAAACAAACATAATATCGATTGTAATGTAGAAAGTTTACTGTTTGTTTCTATGTTTTATAATATAGGACGAATAACTGATGGTAACTATAATAGATTTATAGTAAATAATAGTGAGTGGCATGTAAAGAATCAAAATAAAAAATACGTTCATAATCCAAAAGTATCATTTATGATAGATAAAGATAGAACTATATTTTTATTTATGAAAAACAATATAGATTTATCCGAAGAGGAATATTTATCAATACTATTACAAGAAGATAATTTGATAGATACTAATAATTTGTATACTAATAATTACGACTATAACCTTAATGTAAAATACAAATTACCTGATATAATAAAGTTTATACGTATAGAAAATAATATAAAATTATCTGCTATAAATTCTTTAGATATGGAACAAGAATCAATGGAATTTTCTATGTCTAGAGAAAAAAATAAGATTTATAATACAAATAAAAAAAATAAATCTAAAAAAATAGGTATTGATATTAAAATGGAAATATGATGTTATATTCTTTGCTTTTTATTATAATTTGTATATTTATATATATAATTTTTAATTTGAATAGAAAAACATTAATGTATAAATCAATAATTAATGAGTTACAAGATAGAATTGATATGGATATTGAATTTATAAGTAGTATAAATGAAAAAATGATAGATACTTATGAAAACCTAAACAAATCACATCTTAGAACTGCATTTGAAAATGACGATGAAATTGGTTTTTATTTTGAAGATATAAAATCGTCACAACAAAGTATAGTTGAGTTTATACAAATTTATAATGATATTATTTTGGATGATTCTAATTATGAAAAAACAAAAACCAAAAAATAAAATGTATTTTACAAAAGAAACCGAACATTGGATTATACAGTATAATAACGAAAAATCACCAGATGTTCGCAGTAAAATATATTCCGATCATATACAATATCCATTTGAAAAGTTATTCGAAAACATATATAACACATATAAAAATTTATATGAATATATAAATGAAGATTATTTTAATTTAAGATCTGAGTGTATGGTATTTTTAAATAGTAAAATGCATACATATAGTGAAGATAGAGGTAAAGGATATAGTTATTTTGGAACTATACTTAAACGGTATTTAATACAAAAAAATCAATATGAACAAACCAATCAAAAGAAAAAGATAGAAGTTGAATATATAGATGATAATGTAGTATCCGGTTATCTTGCATCGGAGGTATCTGATTTTGTAAGTGAATTTGTTGATGTGTATGTATCATATATAGATTCGAATATACACAGGTTGTTTACGGATAAATTAGAAAGACAAATAGCAGATGCTATAGTTGATATGTTTAGAAATAGAGAAAACATATATCTAGGAGAAAAGGGAGATAAAAAAATACTTTATATATTGATAAGAGAACGAGCAAATTTAAATTCAAATCAAACATTAAAAATAACTGGTGTAGTAAATAAATTTAAAAAACTATACGATGAGTTATATTACAATTATGATGCCTATGGTAAATTATCACTATCTGGATCGTATTACTAATGGATATTAATGATAAAATAATAAAAGATAAGCATTCTTATAAAGATGTTCTTGGTGAATTATATAATAGAAATAAAGAAACCAGTAACATGATTAAATCTATACTTGCTCCATTACGTCAAAAGATGATAGATGATCCTGATACAGTAATGATACTTATACCTATGGCAACTGATTTAATAGAAACAAATGTTAAAAATGATACACAATTGCATAAATTAACTGATTCTATCCAAAAACTTATACTATCAATGAAAGAAGATGCTGATGCAGGTGAATTTGAAATATTAAACTTTTTGGATAGTATAGGTGAAGATGATTCTAGTAAAAAACAATTAGAAGAATATAAACAAAAAACGGAAGATATATTCGATTCTTTACAGCAAAAAGAATCTATAGTAATTGAGGATGATGATGCTGAATAATAGATCATTTATGGTTGATGGAAATCTTTATGATTATGTTCCTGCCGAAGTAATGTATGTAAATTACAAAGGAGATTCTGATTTCGAATTATATAATATAAATGTTAGATTATTATATGAAGTTGGATCATCTTCTACCGGAACAATAATATCCGCAAAACCATTCGATGTTTCTATGAAAAAAATACCTGCGGTGGGAGAGATAGTTCATATAATTCGTGGTATAGATGGTAATTCTAATAGTGGTTTATATTCTACTAATAATTATTATTTAAATCCTATATCGGTTTATGGAAATGTAAATTTAAACTCTATGAGATCTATATCATCTATACAGATACAATCGGATAATTCATCAGAAACAAACACACAAGAATCGGAAGTTGGGTATACAGATAAAAAACAATTTTCTGATATATTCGAATACAATTCTTCATTTGTAAGTAACATAGCTATGTCATTTTTACAACCATATGAAGCAGACGTAATATTTGAAGGAAGATCTGGTACAAGTATAAGATTTTCTTCAACAACAAAACACAACGATTTATATTCTATACCACAAAATTTTGGAAAGGGAATTTCAAAAAATGGACATCCGATTTTAATTATTAGAAACGGAGAATTAACAAAACAACCAAATAATAGATTTTCTGTTGAAAATATAGATGATCCTATTTCTACAATATGGATGACCCAAGGTCAATCATTGCAATTTACAAATCCATCAACTATATTGGATGTTCAATCTAGATTAGAAACTAATTCGTATGACATAGAAGAAAATAAAAATTCAGGAAATCAGATAGGTATATTTTCTGATAGAGTATTTATAGTTTCAAAACAAAAAGAAGTAAATATATTATCTAAAAACGGAATAAATTTAACTACGGATTCATCAATAGCAATAGAATCTCAAAACTTTGTAGAGATAAATTCTACAAGAATAAATCTAGGAATAGATGCAGAACAACCTGTTTTATTGGGAAATGATACCGTTGATTTATTATCTAATTTAATAACTGAATTAAAATCTATATGCACAAATATATCTAGTTTAACTGTTGGTACGGGAACGGGACCATCTACCCCACCCATAAATTCATCTGCATTTAGTTTAAATAAATCTAATTTAGAAAGTATAAATTCAAAATTAGAAACTTTAAAATCAGAGTTGGTATTTTTAAATAAAAATTAAATAAAAATAAAATAATAGATAACACTATATTTATTATAAAAGAAGGATTTGTAATGGCTATTACTGAAAGTAAATTAAATGAAATGATATATACTCAAATAAAAAAATACTTTGAAAATGAAGGTATATTTTTATTTAAATCAATGTTACAAGAAATGTCAAATGATATTGTTATGTATGAGCAGATAAATAAACCTACTAGTATTAGAGAAAGTAAAAATCTATATCAAAATCAATATCAAAATCAACAATATTCTTCAAATTATTCTCAACAAAAAAGGAATATATTGAACGGAAATGATCCTATAGCTAATATTCTTAATAATACGGTATTATCTGAAGCAGATAGATCTAATATGAGTAGAGGTGATTAGAATTGGCTATTAATAGACAAGAATATAGAATAATACAGCATGATATAAATTCCAATAAAAAAATTGGACTCCAACTTCCATTTAAAAATGGAAAATCATTCTTGTCATTAACCAATACAACAGAGCAACAATTATATTATAATATGATAAATCTATTGTTAACAACTGTTGGTGAAAGATACCATCAACCTAGATTTGGAACGGAACTAAAATATATATTATTTGAAAATTATACAGAAGAAGTAGAAGAACGAATAAAAAATACTATAGATAAAGCGGTATCATATTGGTTGCCTGGTATAAAAATAGTTGATATAAATGTAGATTCAAAAAAAATGAGTATATCTAATAGTTTAGTTGTTAATATATCATTTGTTGTTGATGTTAATCAGAATAATTATAAAACAATAACATTATTTGCAGATGAAGTTGGTAAAATAAATGTAAGTGGGAATTTATAGTGTCTAGTAAAAATGTAACATATTTAAATAAAGATTTTGATCAATTTAGAGATTCATTAATACAATTCTCTAAAACGTATTTTCCTGATACATTTCAAGATTTTAATGAATCTTCACCTGGAATGCTATTTATAGAAATGGCATCTTATGTTGGTGATGTTCTTTCATTCTATACCGATGAAACATTAAAAGAATCTTTATTACAATACGCAACCAATAGACAAAGTATATATGATATAGCTAGATCTAGAGGGTATAGAGTTAATAATATATATCCGTCTGTAGTAGATTTAGATGTTTATCAATTAGTTCCTGCTATAGGATCTGGAGATGATGTTAGACCGGATTATAGTTATGCCATTAATATAGATGCAAACTCTACCGTTATATCTAATCAAAATTCATCCGTATCATTTAGAACAACCGATATAGTTGACTTTTCATATTCTAGCTCGTATAATCCAACAGAAGTTACTGTATATGAGGTAGATGATGTAACGAACGAACCATTATTCTATACATTGAAAAAGAAAGTTAGAGCTTTAAGTGGAGAAATACGAACTGCAACATTAACATTTGGTTCTGCTATACAATATGTAAAGGAAACTATATCCGATACAAATATTATATCTATAGTTGATGTTGTTGATAATGATGGGAATAAATGGTATGAGGTTCCTTATTTAGCACAATCAACCATAATGGAATCCGTGCAAAATGTTAGTCAAAATAACCCTCAATTATCAATATATAGAAACTCCGGAACACCATACTTATTAAATTTTAAAAAGGTATCTAGAAGATTCATAACTTATTTTAATAGTAGAGGTGATTTAGAAATACAATTTGGATCTGGTATATCGGAATTAGATGATGAAAATATAATACCTAATCCTGATATGATAGGATCTCAATTATACTCTGTGGATAAAAATGGAGATATTGATGTAGATCCATCAAACTTTATTTATACAAAAACATATGGATTAGTTCCTTCTAATACAACTTTAACTGTTAGATATACGGTTGGTGGTGGTGTATCTGATAATATTCCATCAGATACATTACAAGTTAAAGGTAATATCGGTATTACTATTGATGAAACTCAATTAAATCAGACTATATTGAATGTCGTAAAACGATCTATATCATTTAATAATCCATTACCTGCAACCGGTGGTAAAGATGTAGATTCATTAGATGAAATAAGAAATAAAGCGATTGCAAATTTTTCTACTCAAAATAGAGCAGTAACATTAGAAGATTATGCTATAAGAGCATATTCTATGCCATCTATATATGGATCGATAGCAAAAGTACATGTTTTATCTGGAAATTCATTTGGTGATATTGGAGAAGATGATCCGCAATATAGATTTAATCCTTTAAACATAGATTTATATGTTTTGGGTTATGATAATAATAAAAGATTAACCAAATTAAATGAAGCTACTATAGATAATTTAAAAAAATATATAGGTTATTATAAGATAATATCCGATAATATATCTATAAAACATGCTTATATAATTAATATAGGTATAGAATTTAAGATAATAACTTTACCTGATTATAATTCATATGAAGTTATTGCTTCGTGTATATCAAAATTAAAAAATACATTTGATATTGATAAATGGAATATAAATCAACCTATATCTATAAATAATCTTTATGTTATGTTAGATAGAGTTGAGGGGGTACAAACCGTATCTGAAGTTAAAGTAATTAATTTATACGATACTACACTAGGATATTCCGGTAACTGGTATGATATAGAAACTGCAACCAAAGATGGTATAATATATCCATCATTAGATCCTAGTATATTTGAAATAAAATATCCAAATACTGATATAAAAGGACGTGTTGTTGGTTAATACAGAAAACATACAAAAAGAAGATATAGGAGTTTACTTTTCAGAACAACCCGATATAATACCATTATCCGATAATGGTTATTATCAGTTGAGAGGAACATATTCTTATTGTTGGGAAAAAGATAAAAATAAATATAAAATAATAATACCTAGTGGATTTACTTATGATGGAACATCTGTACCTAGATTTTTATGGTCTATAATAGGTATATATCCTGATGGTATACATAGACCTGCAAGTTTAATACATGATTATATATATCACAATAAAGGATTAACTCCTTATGGTGTAGAATACACATATTCTAATGAAAAATGGGTACCTGCACAGATAAGATGGGATAGAAAAGATTCTGATAGATTATTTTGTAGAATGTTGAAAGAATTGGGTGTTTCTAAGTTTAAAAGAAGAATTATGTATTATGCAGTTAGAACTTTTGGATATTTTTGGTGGATATTTTAAATGATATTATTATTTTACCCAGATAAAGATTCAACTATATATGAATACTTTGATGATACTAATACTGGTATAGATGAAATATTAGAGGTATCTCATGTAAATTTAAATAATAATTTAAGTTTAAGTAGAACATTGATTGATTTTTCATCATCAGTATCAGAATTAAGTAGAAGTATAAGTAATGGTTTACTGTCTACTACATATTCCGTAGATTTGCAATTATATACTGCGTATGCAGAAGAATTACCATTAAAATATACATTAGAGATTAGACCTATATATGAGTCTTGGGAAATGGGAACTGGTAAATATTCAAATTCACCTACAACAACAAATGGTGTTTCTTGGGTATATAGGGATGGTATAACACTAGGAACTACTTGGTCTATAGATAATTTACCTGAAAATGTAACTTCGTCTTACTTTGCAATAGATGGTGGATCTAATTGGTATTATAACTTAGGAACAACTATATCGACAAACTATTCTAGTACCGATATAAATGTAGATATAACTGATATTTTTTCATCTTGGGTGACATCATCTATAGAAAATAATGGAATAATAATAAAAAGATCTTATAAAGATGAAACTAGCACAGAATATCAAGGAAAATTACAATTTTTTAGTAGAGAATCAAATACAATATATTCTCCTGTATTAAGATTTAAATATGATGACTCTATATATACAACCGGATCGTTATTACCAATAGACATATCTATTGGAGATATTATAGTATATGCTAAAAATAAGAAAGTATATAAAGAAGGGGAAATTGCTAGAATAGATGTTAAATGTAGATATAAATATCCAAATAGAACATTTTCTACGGAATCTATGTATAAAACATCATATTACTTACCAACATCAAGCTATTATCAAATATCAGATTATATAACCGGTGATAAGATAATAGATTTTGATGATAATTACACTAAACTTAGTTGTGATTCAAATGGTAATTATTTTACTTTACGAACAAATAATTTTATGTTAAATAGATTTTATAAAATATCATTGAAAGTAGTTGATAGCGATACATTAGAAGAAGTTTATTATGATGATGGATTTACGTTTAAGGTAGTTAAATAATGGATGCAACAATATTATACGGTAAAATTCAATCGTTAGTACCAACATATAAATTTTCAGACGAAGATTTAAAATTAATATATAATGGTATACAGAATAATATAGTTGATTTGGATTTAGTTGAATCTAGATCCAATACAACAATTTCTGCTATTGGTGACAGAGTTACTGCCAGTTTAGATGATATTAGAATTTATATATTAAAACTTATGTTAGGTGGTATTGATTTATTACCATCTGAAATGGTAAGTGATGGTACAAATACAAATGAATTTGTTGATGCAGATCAATTAAACTATAGATTTTCTATCGATAGATCTTTAAATGGTAGTATAAAGTTAAACACGGATAGAATGAAAAATAAAAATTCTAATTTATTTGTAGATAATAAAGTTATAATTTACTATCAGTCAGATGTTGATAATATAATAGATATAAATTTTAAAGAATTAAAAAGAAATGCTACTCCATACAAAGAAGATTTAAGATCAAAAATAGATTCTTTATTAGAGCAGATAGCAGATTTAAAATCAAAAATAGAGTTAAAAAATTCTGAATTAGAAGATAAAAATAATACTATAAGTATTTTAAATGACACGGTAAAAGCATTAGAAGAAAATTATAAAGAAATAATAGAAGAACTGAATAATAGTAATATAAATAATCCAAATATAGACTCTATACAACAATTACAAAATAGTATATCTGATATATACATACAACTTGCACAAAATAATAAATTGGATTCGGATCAAGAATTAACATTAAAAATGTTACCAAATACTATACGATCAATACTTCAACAGTTATTAAATGATAATAAAGATAATGAAAGCGATGGAACTGATGACGTAGATACAGATCCTGATACTGATGTTGATTTTGGAGAAGGAAATATTTAAAAATGCCATTAAATCAATATAAAAATACAGAAAATATACTATCTTCCACTAGATTTATTAGAGGAAATAGACTTACAAAAAAAGAAATGGATTTATTGAATCCAAATTTAATAAATGCTAATTTTGGTATAGAATCTTATGGTCCGTGGTTAGATGGTATTTCTAGTGGTTGGAATAAAAGATATAATAATGATGTAGTTGAATTACATTTATATACTATGGATGGGGTATATATAAATGGAAATCATAAAGTATTGACTTGGGAAATTATAGATACCGTGGATACACGTTCTATATATTATAATTACTTAAATGATAAAAAAATAAAATTAAATACGTATCAAGACCTATCTGAATTTGGTTATAAAAATTTACCTATGAAGATGGTTTATAATTTTCATAGAGATATTTTTTCTTCTTATTTAAGTTTAAAAAAACCATTTATAAAAGAAATATCAGCAAACAGATTAGAAGTACGTGTTGCTTTAGAAAACGATCCTAGTAACGAATTACTACAAGAGTATAATAATTTTTTATTTTCATTTGTTATAAATAAACCAAACTATTTTCCAAATATATTATTAAATTTTGGATTAAATTCTTTACATCTAACCGTAAATATAGTAGAAGATTTAAATAATGAATTATTAATTAAATTATATGAACCGTTACCAACTGATATAGTTAAAGGTGATAAGTTTCATATAACAATGCAAATACTTAAACCTCAGATTGAAAGTGTATTTTTATATGACAACACTCCATCTATAACATACAATACATTATCTGGTCCAAACTTTGATATTGAAACGGATTATAGAGTTAAAAATGATACTCCGTATACTAGTTGGGATGATATATTAAATACTACAATTGCATCTACACAAAAAGTTTTAGACAATATAGATTCCGGTTTAAATGAAATAAGAAAAAATGTAGATTATTCAGATCCAAGTAGATTTATACACTATTCTAATTTGACGTTAAGAGTAAATAATTTCTTAACAAAAATAAAAAGAATAGAAGGATATAATAATTTAATAAATTCATTAGATGGTATTAATGGTGATTTAGGTCAAACTAAAACAAACTATATAACATTAAAAAATAAAATCATAACTGAGTTTGATGATTTTGAAAAGTATTTGTATTTTTCTCCTCCATTAGATGAAACTACAACGGAAGATGGTTATCCACTTCAAGGTGTAATTGGAAAAATAAATCCATATCCAAAACCACACACAACAATACAATATCCAGAACAGACCTCTTGGGATTTATGGGCAGATGTATGGGCAGAATCTGTTATATATTGGGGTAGAAGTGGTGGAGAGGAAACGTTCTATCAAAAATATCCATATACGATAGCAGATACAACCGATTTATATGTTGCTGGCTGGTATAGAGAAACTATGAGAGTAGCTGAAGAATTTGATAAAAATAATATATATGCTTTAAGAAAATCCTTACCTGAATATATACTTAATAATACATTAAATGATGATTTTGTTAAATTTATAGATATGATTGCGCATCATTTTGATTTATTATGGATTTATATAACTTATTTATCTAGATTTAATAAAAGAGAACATAATCCTCATAATTCATTTCCTGATAAAATGCTATATGATGTAACTAATGATTTTGGTTGGTATTTATCTAACGGAGCCAATAATTCTGATATTGGTTTATATAAGTTGGGTATATCCGAATCCGACACAAAATTACAACCGGAAAGAAAAGGGTTGATGACAAAATCTGATCAAGAAAGAGTTTATGAAATATGGAGAAGGATATTAAATAATCTACCATATATTTATAAGTCAAAAGGAACAAGTAAAAGCGTTCAATCTTTAATAACTAGTTATGGCGTTCCATCTACAATATTAAAAACCGTAGAATATAGTGGTAAATCTACAAAATTAAATAGAAAATCTACTTTAACATATGAAAAACACACATACTCCGTAAAATTTGGTAATAATAAATATATAACGATTCCTTGGGATGAATTTGAGGTTAAAAGCTAAATATGTCATATAGGTATCCTGATAGTATAGAAATTAGATTTAAAAACAATAATCCTGAAAATAATGTAGAGACATTACTTCAGTTGGGTAATTCTACTTCAACTAATTTGATATTAGAATTACATAGAACTGGAAATTATCCTACACAAGGAAATATAAATCTATATATACGAAGCGGATCAGATTATATATCATCATCATTAACAGGTAGTCATCTATTTGATGGAGAGTTCAACCAATTATTTTTAGAAAGAACAGAATATAACGATAATTCTGATATAGATCAATCATATAGTATTCATTTAGTAAAACAGAAGAATGGTGTTGTAACGTTTAATAATTTTTCAACAATAACCATCAATGCATCTGGTGGAGGACCTGATACATCGTATAACGATAGTTGGACAGTAGATAATACTCTGTATATTGGTTATGCAAATAATTCAAAAAATATAAACTATTTTAGTGGAGAAATACAAGAAGTAAGATATTGGCATCAGAAATTATCAGATGAAGCAAAAATACAACATTGCTTAAATGGAGAATCATATTCTGGAAATACACCAACATCATCTTTTTATGATTTATTAACAAAAATACCATTAAATGATGTAGATGTAAATTTAGAATCAAATACATATATAAACTCAATAAATCCTGATAGAAAATCAACAACTACGTATGATGGTGAAATAAACAGAGCTAGAATATATAATTTACAAAATTCGGATTATATATCATATCAAGAAGAATATAATCAAACTATACCTAGCTATGGTCCAAATATATATGATAGCAATAAGGTTGAATTTGTATCTACATCGTTAGATGGATTTTTAAATACGGAAAAACGAGTTGAAAGATCTATTAGAGAAAGATATGAACTTGCATCTAATAAAGCTAGAATAGCATTAACACCAACTGATATAATAAATACAGATATATTTTCTCATACAGGTTATTTTGCTATAGATGATTATATAGGTAATCCAGAAGATATAAATAATGATAAATATACTGATTTAGAAAATTTTACAAAAGAATATTGGAAAAAATATTCATCTATAAATTCATTTGATGCTTATTTTAATATATTACGTTTATTTGATTATAGTCTATTCCAACAAATAAAACAGGTTTTACCTGCAAGAGGGGATTATCAGTTAGGTGTATTATATGAACCAACTGTTCTCGAAAGATCTAAACAAAGATTATACAAAAATGCAACTAATGATTTATATACTCAACCAACATCTTTAAAAATATCACCAAATGAATTGGAATTTATATATAAATTACCATATGAAGATTCTATAAATATATTTCAAAATGAAATAGATGGTATAATTAAAGAATATAATTCTTCTATAGAAAACAATATACCAAAAAAAATAGGTGGTAGTTTAACTTACAAATTTTATTTAGATTATGGGAAAATAACACCGAATTCATCCAAATATCAAAGAACAATATCTAATTATTCGGACGGATCATTCAATTTAGTTAATAATTCTGATGATATAAGTCAAGGATTATTTGAATTAATAGAATCTTATAATATAGAAAACGAATTCTATCAAACCAAAAAGTATTTTTACAATAATGATGATGATATTTATAATGGTATTTATTCGTTATATCAATATGAATCATCAGATATACGTAAACCCGTAAATAAGGGAGAGATAAATAATAGATTTGATGGTTGTAAATTAATAAATATACCAAATAAAAATAATCTATATCCTACTCCAGATGGAAAACCCGTTATAGAAGAATATTATGTTGAGTATGATTCTTTCACAGAAAACGAAGATATAGATAATGGTAATAGTGAAATTTAATATTTTTTAGAAATAAGTTATATTTATATTTATAAAATAAAATTTTTTAAAGGGAATAACTATGGGTTATTTAAATAATAATAGTGTTGTTGTTGATTGTATATTAACCAAAAAAGGTAGAGAAAAACTATCTTTGGGTAGAGATAATTTTAATATAACTCAATTTGCACTATCAGATGATGAGATAGACTATTCATTATGGAATCCAGCACATCCGTTGGGTAGTGCATACTATGGAACTATAATAGAAAATATGCCTATTGTAGAAGCAGTTCCTGATGAAACGCAAATGATGAAATATAAACTAGTAACTCTTCCTAGAAATACTCAAAAAATACCTGTAATTAGTGTTGGTGAAACTTCTAGAACTTTAAATTATAATGAATTTTTTGAAATAGAACCACAAGTAATAAATTACACGGGTGGAAATGATATATTGGGTTATACCGCTATATTACATAATAACGATATTGCAACATTATCTGTGGCGGCATCTGGTAATACAAATTATACACCAAGTACACCGATTTACATGGGTGATGGGCAATATGCCAGATCAACATATGTTGTTGGAACTAAATTTAAAATAACAGGAAAACAACTTTCCGTTGATAAATCAACAACTATAACTATAATTGGAAATGAAACTGGTGGTAGACAGACTATACAATTAACAGTTAAAAAATATGTTCAACCATAAAGATCTTTAAATGAGTGTATATAACGCATATTCAAATCCAAACACAATTACCATTGATATGTTAAATGATGGGATCCCTACTGGAAAATACCAAGAATTCGAGTTAGACGGTGTTACTTTTGTTAGGTTACATTCTAATCCTGCAGATGATGATATAAATAGTAATATATATCCAAAAACATTAGTCGGAATGGGTATGACTGTATCGTATGGATCTAGTCAAAATTATGATATGTTATTGGAACAATGGTGGACTAGTGGGTATTTTGGTAGAAATGATGTTACTGATATTAAAGGTAGAACTATAGATTATTATAGTGGTGCAACTGGTGGTGGAACTGGTGGTGGATTATCACCGAAACCAAAATCTGCTATTTTTAGTAAAATACCACAAGATGATATATCCAATGAATTGATAGAGTTATATACTGCAGGTATGTGGGGAAATAATACTGGATCGTTATATACATTTTACACTTCATCAGAACAAACCGAAAATAAAAAAAGATATTATTATGAAGTTAAACCAACATTAAATAGTAGTTCTTCATTTTACGTTGCATTCGGGCATCATAATGGATTAGGAAGTAATTCCGATGGAGGACAGATAAATGACTCTCCATCTAGAGTAATATATAGTCAGTATAGATTATTATGTTTAGATGGCTCACAGACAAAATTTACAATATCGGGATCAGAAACAGATTATATTTACGTTATAAATATGAGTAGAGATTTATATAAAGATAAATTAGATCCTGGAAATTGGCAATTATCTTTAGCAGAACTATCAGGTTCATCTGATTTAAATATTAATTTTGGATCTAATGTTAGTGTTGCTACCGGATCAACAGTATATACTTTAATAGATAATAGTTTAGACTCAGATCAAACAATATCAGATGAATATCTTGATTTGGATATATATTCCGTTGTTAGTGGTACTATTGCAAACGGAGTATATTCTACAGAAGAATGGGGTAAAGTATATCCAAAAATAGGAATTATAGTACTAGATGGTAGAGTTTTGGATAGTAAATTAAATTTTGGTACTAGTACTGGTAGTAATATTGATGGTGATAATGCATATAAATTATTT